GCTTCGAAGTCACGCATGAATTCTTTTTGTTCAAAGTTCTCCGCGTTGTAGTACCACGACTCGTTGTCGACATAAGTCTTTTGGGACATTACCCCTCGTTCAATCTTGAAGCCGCGACGATTGATCTCTGTTACGTTGTAATCGTATCCAGGCAGATATGAACGAACTCCACCAGAACCACTAGAACCTCTTGCGAAACCTGTACCGATGTGACCGATTTTGTGGTTAGTGTTGATGAGTGATGTCGACCAGTTGCTACCATCGTATTGAGTAACTGTCATGGTTTGGAAACCACCAGAGTTACTTACTGATGCAACGCGACCGTTGGCACCTGTATTCGCAACACGGAACTCATCCCCCACAATGAAATAGCCGAGGTCGTTTACACCATCTGCTGTGATATCGAGAGTAAGAGTTGCTGTTGCGGTTGTACCGTTAGAAATCGCTGTGATCGTTGCACTCTTACGAGTACGATCCATGATCTGCCAAGAATAAGTGTCTGATTCAATTGTACCACTCACACCGGCAATTTTCTCAGTCATATCGGTCAGATAGTACTGAGGAAACTTGATAATCAGAGCCGGAAGTATCTCGGGTTTTTCAAGACCCGCTGAAAAGATATGTCCGGACAAGAGCTGCTGATCGCGAGCTTGTGTACCTGTACCCGAGATGGAACTCGGGACGTTGGTTCCTGGAATTAGAGCCATTTATTATTTTTTGTAGTTTGTTGTTAGACGATATTTCTTCCCCGTTAGGAGGCTTACAACAAACGAGAAGGTAGTTTAGAGACTACCAGGAGTTTTGAGAGCACCAACATGTGCTGCGATTTTCTCGGCAGCTGATTTTGGTTTCGTTTCGGTTATAGGTGACGGAGGTATTGGAGGAGTGTTCAGTTGAACGTTTTGTGCTTTAGAAAGAAGATCTTTCTGACCTTTTACGTAACCTTGTTTAGACTGATGACTTGCTATTTGTTCTCCCCATTCTGCCAGTGCGATAGTTCTTGAGAGTTTGGCTGCATCGACCCCACTGAGATCAATTTTTCCAAAGTGCTTCTCGATCAACTTACCGTTCCTGATACCTTCGTAGATGTAGTCACTGTGTTTTGCTTCGAGTGTTATACCTACTTTTTCGGGAGATAGAGTTTTAGATAGGTTTCTTGAGGCTTCCGCGAGGTCTCTGTTGAATTTAGATTTCCTCTCTTCTGCTTGGCGGGCAATCTCTTGTCTACGAAGTTGTGAGCGTTGGATGAGGTTTTGTTTCATCTGTTCGCCTTGGATTCTTTTAATCGAATCTGGAACTTCTGCGAGGGCCGCGTCTGCTGCTTCTTTGTTGTAGGAAGGTGTTCCGAATCCGTGTATCCGATCAATTTCTTGTTCGAACAGTTGGACGGGATCAATCTTGCTGTAGTCAACCATTGAAGCCGCCAGGTGACTCTTCCAGTCGCCTTTTTCTTTCGCTATCTTAAAAATCTCTTTGAATTCGTCGTCCAAATCCGAAACGAAAGAAGTTTGTGCTTCTTCCAATTCCTTGATTTTCGCTTGTTGTTTTGTAAAGGTTTGTACCAGATCGTCTTTAGACTTCACTCCATCTAGTTTCAAAGCACTGCTGAGATTTTCGATGGTTAGTGGTTCGTCGACAGGAGCAGTCGAAGTACTGAATAAATCCTTGTCCCATGCTTCTACGATAGTCTCTTGTGGAGATGGTTCGGTAGATAATTCTGTTTTCGGGTCGGGTGTAACCTGGGTTACTGGTTGTTGAGCCACTGGCTCTTTCTCAGTTTTTGCAGGTTGCTCGACCGTTTGAACGGGTGACGGGGTAGGAGTTTCTGTATTTTGAGGGACTGCTGCGGAAGGTGTTGCACCTTGTGCGGCAGCCTTTTCTTTCAAGTTTTTGGCAAATGCGGCAAGACCGGTTGCCGCGTTCTGATCTAAATCTGACATTAAAGGAAGGAGGTTAGATTAAAAAGTACTTATTATTGTAGCAATAATCGTGCCAAACTCTAAGGTTTCGCTAAAGTCGCTAGAGTTTTTATCTTAGAATCGTTCAATTTGACTTTACCGGTCAAGGCTGTCTTATCGAGATTACCCTTATTTTTGAGTTGTTGCAGACCCATCTGACCCTGGATATTCTGCTGCTGCATCGCCGCTTGGTCCTGAGATAACTTCTGTTGAAGTTGAGCATCACGCTCTTGTTCAGCCTGTTGCATTTGTGCTTCAAGCATCTTGCGAACTGTGACTTTACGTTGAAGTTTACGTAGTGCCTGGCGAATGTCTGGATCGAGTAGAATGTCGAGAGCGTCTGTTGCTTCGAGTTGCTGTGCCTGAACCATCATTACGATGAAGTTTTCGAATTTAGACCTGTCTTGGAGAAGAGGAGGTAAGCTTTCTACCACAACACCTACTGATTCGAGATCGATATCGATATTGTCTCGTAAGAAATCCACACCCGCAGATCCGATAATCGGTGCAAAAACTTCTCTGTCGGCCATAGCAATCCTCATCAGTTTAGCCTGCTGAGTCATCACGCGTGACCAAAATCTCTCAAAACCAGCAAAATATGGTTTGGTGGTCATCGTCGATTGGAAGATAGCGGCATCGGTCACTCCAACCGCTTGCGAAGGAGCCTGAACAACACCCTGCCTTTCCGCAGAACTACCCAAGATAATATTCTCTTGTTGGTCAAGAAAGCTCATTATCTCGATATATTCCCTGATACCTTGACTTATCGATAAATCGATTTCTTTGAGCACGTTCATACCACCTTGCATCATCTGGTACTCTTTGGTGTTGACCGCAACGATACCAGCGGTCTTCAAGAACGAGGCTACTTTATCTAGGTTCCAGCCCTCCGGCATGAGAGCCATGTCAAAGACAAACCCTTTAGATCCGGCCCTGTTCATGGCAAGCTGAAGGTTGTACATCGCCATATCTTTGAGAAGGTCGAGTGCAACAACTTGCTCCACCTTAGACACCGACTGACCACCCATGTAGTTCGGCACCCAGCATGTATAAGGTGGTAGCGTTTTTTCGAGAGTGTCGAGATCACGAGGTTGGTTAGGAAGTTCTCCCCATTCTCTGACAATCTCTCCTCCGATCATGGTGATGCCTCTCCAACACTCCATTTTAGAAGTCATGAGGTTGGCTTTCTTTGGTACCTTATCTTCGTCCTTGAGTTCTTGCAGGTGCTCTGTGCCGTACTTCTCTTTGATCTCACTCTTGTACTTGCGAACTTTGAAGTCTCGCCAGGTCGCCCTGAGCACCATCACACGAGGCACGTTGTCGATATTCCTGAACCAGCCTAACGTGCTATTGTCTATACAATCGAAGAAGTTAGCACCATTACCGGCTTGATACAAGCCAGCGTTCATGTTGGTGTAAATGTTGTAGTTGTTCTGAGCCTTCTCTAATTCTTCGTTAGAAAGGTTGTAGCGTTCGGCTGCTTCGGCCAAACCCATATAATAGGCTTCCAGGAAATAGGTACTATCGGACAGTTCGTCGTCTGTGGAGTTGGGGTCCCACACAAAGCAGAGTGGCTCTACACGTACTGGTCGAGGAATTCCGCGAACGATCTCATTCCTAACAAAACAAGCGTTCTGTATCCATACATCTTTAAACGTTGCGTTCCTGAGTCGATCAACATTATTGCGTTTCGCGAGATCCTTTAATCCCATTTCATAAATGATCTCTAACTTGTCTTTGTATTTGAGATCAGCCCACTCGTCTAAAGACAAATCGGTCTGGGGAATGTTGGGATCTTGTAATGGTAAGCCTGATCGTTGCTCTGCGAACTGTGCTGCGTCTTGAAGTCTTCGTTGTACACGCAATGTTTCTTTTGCTTCATGCTTACGCGAGACTGCTTCTTTCGATAACGCTCTTACTCTTAACTCCCATCCTCGTGATTCGAGTTCACCAACTAAGTTCTCAATCTTGGATTTTAAATTTGAGATACTTACATACATGGCTGGTAAATCGGTGCCATCTTGTGCCTTCTGTATAAAGTTAGCCATATCACCAGTACTTCCCTGGTTGAAATACTTCACAGCCTCTTGCTTCACGCGATACTTCAGGGCATAGGTGTTGGTGAGACTATATTTAGCAAGAGCCTTGCCCCATGCGAGATGATACTCGCGGTCTTTGCGTTGTGTCGAAAGTGGTGGCAAATTCATATTTGTTCTCTGTTTAGTTTTTCGTAATCCTCCTTATACATCCATTTAAAGCCCCCTGTGGTCAATCTTCTCTTACTTCCTCTGCATATTTCTGTTATATGTGCCCCTATTAATCCGAGAGTCGTGCTCGCTTCTTTGATAAAATTCCATTCTCTTACGTACACGCCGGTTTTATTTAATTGCACCACAGGTCTTGCATTTCCGTTGTTCATACCACGATTAGCGTTTCCAATTTTATCTCTGGTCTCTTGTTTTACAATTTTTCCTATATTGGCTAATCGTGTTTTCTCCACCGCCTCCCTGTTTTGTTTTCTACCTCTTAATGCTTGTGCTCTTTTCAAAATTGTTTCTGGTGATTGTTTCCGCCCTCTCTGTGCTTCGCTTATTTTACGACGAGTTTCCTCTGTTACTTCGTGTTTGGGAGGACCATCTCGTTCATATCTTTTCTTTGCTGACTCACTCATTTTCTTTCTTGATACCTCACCCATTTTACCGTGTGATCCACCACCTTCTCTAAGATTCATGAGTTTATAACCCATCAATCGATAATGAGCCATATAGAAACACTCGGCGTAATCCAGATGTTCTTGTGTGTATGAATCTTCTTCGAATTGAAGAAGTATTTCTAGTTTGTGATTATCAACACCATATTTATTGAGAGAACTAAATATGCCAGATTGACCTTTGGTGTGTAGTCCTTTATAATTTGCTACTCTTTGATACAGATTTACTGTTTGTCCAATGTAGACTTTGTTGGACGGGCTTGTAATTTTATAGATACAGATTATTGGTATTCCTTTGGTGATCGTTATCATTTATATTAGTGAGGATATAGAAAGTTCAAAAACGGGATGGAGTGAGGTCAAAACAATATAATTTTCATCTATTGAAAAGTGGATTTGTTGATTTGACAGTTGGACGAAGAGTAGAGCCGTTATTAATCAGTTCTATTCGCCCACCAACATTGCGGTACTGTGTTGTTGGATTCTTCGATGCTTCAGCATCATGATGACTAGCTACTCTATGATCGGCTTGAAGAAGCAAAAGACACCAACCAACAGCTACGGCCAAGTCATCGTCCGCGTGATCCATTCCGAACTTACCGCATTCTTCTATGAATCGTAGTGAAGGAATTAAATGAGGATAATTCTCCCAATAAGCGTCTAACAGACCTATCATCTGTTGTTTTCTGGCGGGGGTCATCTTCTCTCCAACTTCCATCTTAAATCCACCTTGTACTAATGTTGGTGACTTGGGAGCGAGAGATAGAAGTTTTGCGTATTCTTTGTTTTGATGGTTCTCGAAATAATCTTTAGCTCGATAGCCTCCACGATTCATTTCTATAAGCACCTGCGTGTTGTTATACCACTGAAGAAGCATCGCCAACTGTTCGTAATAATCACCTAATTTTTTCGGACGGTCTGTGTATTCGGCAACTATTTTTGGTCCTTCTAAACCGAAGGGACGTGCCATTATTGCAGTGCTAAGATTTGAATTATCTCTTGACTTTGTGGCGTCATCGTCATCTGCCGGGTCGAAGCTCGCGCAGTACCCGTTTTTGATTAGTCGCGGTCTTTCATAAACAATTATCTTACCGTCAGGATCTGGTACGAAATCAGGAGAACCACCTATCTTAGGACGCATCCAACCCTTAACTTGAAGAGGGGGATTGTCTTGAAGTTCTTTATATCTATTCGAGCGAGTGATCGGATTGCCAACACCAACACCATTCACAATCAGAAAAGCATCTTCTTCGGTGATAGGCCACTTCTGGCGGAATTTGTTGTATACGATAGAACTCATCCCCTCTTTGCGTCGGCGTTCATAGATGATAGATCGAATACCTTCTTCAATCATATCGTTTCCAAAAGAATCTAGATGCATGCACGAGAATCCCCAAAGTGCGTATCTTCTCAATCCGTACAAATGCGCTTTTGTCCAGAACTCCATTAGCCCCTTTCCTGCTTTACCTGTCTCTCCCATCGTGCCGAATATGAAGGGGGTGCCGACACGAGATCCGTCGTTGTCCATCAAACACTCTTCCGCATTAGACCACAGTGACATTAATTCTTCTTGCTCACCGGCTTCATCGATAACAAGTTTAGCGTAAGCATTACCCGCATGACCTGTTGGTGTTGGCGCAACAGAAATGATTGAAGACATATTACCTATGTGTTTCTTCTGTGATTCTACCCACCTACCAAACACCATCGCGTCGCGACGATCTATGTGAACATAAGCACGGAGAAAAGGAGACACGTTCCGGTGTATATACTTATGCTTAGAGAATAAATTCCTAGAGTCTGTTTCACTTTTGGAATTCATTCCTATTTCGTATTCTTTGTGAAATGTTGCATCGTATACATTGTCTGCTGAGAAATCCCAACTAGCTCCTATTTGACGACGCTTAATATTCACTAATCCTTCTCCTGGTGTATCCAATACTTCCTGCTTAACCCTTGCGAAATCCATTTGAGTCGCTCGAAAGTCAGGTCTGATTTTTCCTCTAGTTTTATGTCTTATCCAACAATGGTTGAAATAGAAATAATACCTTCCAGGCATGCCGTCATATCCTTCTCGACACCTACGTATTTCTTCCAATTCCCAATCTAACCGCGCCCTATGATCGTCCCCAAATTCGGGTATTTCGATGTGCGTGTATTTCTTATTAACCATGAACGGATTAGTCGCCATCACTCGCGCCGTTTCATACTGCACCTTTGCTTCGAGTTCTTCGATGTAATCGTTCTTCGAAATGATACTAAACTTGTCGTCCTTATCCTTAGACATTGATATACTCTATAAATTTTCCTCGATATATCTTCACCTGTTTCAACATCTCGCTTGGTTCCGGTAGATAGTCACTTAGCCAACGCTGGTATAGCATCGACTCTCCCCTTACAATTAGATGTGGTGTGTAAGGATGTTTTTCAATTTCAGTTACTGCATCGGGGAAACCTCTCCAATTAATCCAACTATCTTTTGGTGCAACTTTTACTTCTTCTTTTGTCGAACAATTGATGATTTTGGAAGTAGGGATTTTTCGCGGGTTGTGAAGACGAGGTCCAAAGAAACGTTCGACGTGACCGTGTGGTATCTCTGTGATTTTTGTGCTCGACCAGAACGCGGCGAAAGGTGCTGATATCTGATCTCTCCAACTACCTTTGTCTACTTCGTTCCACCAAATTTTGTCAAAGCTCTTGGTATCTCCCCTTCTAACAATTACTCCACATCGATACAGTCCTCCCTCGATTGGATACTTCAACGCATGATACCTCTCAATCTGCTTGTTAACTACTTCTTTGCTATCTAACTTTTTATCGAGAACAATTCTTGCTTCTGCGTAAACACAGTTTCGTTGGGGATGAGCGGTCATGTAAACAGTGCCGCCTTCAGGAAGCCCCACTATAAACTCGTTTAAATCTCCCTCTATCTGGTACGTGCAGTCGATGTAGATATTAGTATCGTACTGTTTCGTATCATATCGTATTTTGTAATACCGACTGAGTTTTTTGGAATCAGTGGCTTTCGCGGGGTCCGGCTTTACTATTGTCCAAGCGCCAGGATTATCAATGATCTGATCGGTTATTGCGACGTAGGACCAGCCTTCTGTGATTATTTTTGGCTGTTTTAGTGTGTCGCCCTCACCAATCAGTACGGTAAAGCAGATATTTCTATTCAAATTGTAAATGTTAGGTTAGAAGCACCAAAACCCCCGTAACAGAATTGTCAGGGGGTTGAGGGAGGAAAGAATAGAGTCTTATTAAGATCCAGTAATCGACGTTGCAGAAAGCGCCGTCATGAAATCAGCAAGTTCTTCCTGGATAGTGATAGTCCAACCGTCTGATGTTTGAATGACAGTGTCTTCTGTCCCATCGACGAGTGCAACAGCGCTAGTACCCCACAGGATAATACCTACTGTTTTGGGGGTGTCTGATTTAGTGAGAGTTGTCTTACCTTGCGGTGTCACGATCTGTATCGCGGTCGCAGTAAATACGCTTTTTTGTGCCAAAATTATTAGAGTTTAGAGGTTTAATTATGCTTCTTTGAATTCAACGTAGTATTCTTTACCGGCCTCGAACTGTTCGCTAGAGAATTGTCCGAGTTCTATCTTACCTGTCGGAGTTGCTGCGAAGAAACTCTTGTTTTCATCACTACCAGTCATTACAGGATTAAGAGATGCGGTATAGAGGAATCGTCCGGTACCGTCCCAATGTTTAGTTTTGGTGACAGAGGTACATTGAAATTTTGCGATTGTTGACATAAATTTGAAGTTTAAAAAATTAGAGATTTCGCGGGATGCGGTAGAAGACCCTACCCGGATTGATAGGGTCTAATCATTAAGGATTAATCGGGGGTTGTTGCGTCCCCGGGCTGGATTCGAACCAGCGTTCTAAAATTTATGAGACTTTCGAGATTGACCCCACTTCTCCACCGCGCGATATAAGGTGTCCTCTGAGCGCCCCGATCTTACGAGAGGGGGAGGACACATGTTTGTTACCGGCCTACCGGTGTTTCGAATGATTTGCCTAGTAGTTCAGGGCGACCAGTCTCTAAGAGACACTATTTTACAGCAATAATCGTGCCAAATGTTTCACGTGGAACCTTTTTAGATAAGTGTTAGTAGTTGCTTAATCTTCTCCTCTATTCGATCTCTAATATCGGGTGAAAGTTCTTTACTGGCGGCTTCACTGAGGTAGAGAATTGCTTCGGTTATTTCTAGTGTTGTCATGATAAAATTCTATGATGTTTAAGTATGTTTTCGTAAAGTTCAGGATGGACATAGTCGAGTTCCCCCGTTAGAATCTTGTGTCTGCTATAGACTATGATGTTGTTGCAATACCAGATATCTATGTTTTTGTTGTTGGATATCTTTTCGCGGAGGAGGGTGGATGGATAGAAACCTCTCTTTTCAAACTTCTCAGCCCACCAGGAAGCCCATTTTTCATTGTAGTGGTGAAGTCCCCCCTGACCAGGACACGCTGCGCTGAAGAGAATTAAACCCCCTGCGTGGTTGCAAAGAGTATCTACTAAAGTATCAGCATATCGTTCTTCCAGGTGTTCGGCTACTTCGACATTTATAACCAAATCAAACAATTGATGAGCGGGAAATGGTTTTCTGAGATCGTGATCTATATAATTTTGGATTAGGAGTTTTTCGCGGGGTACGCCAAAATCTACACCAACCTTAGTAATCGTGTCTGGTAACACACTAAGCCATGCTCCCGTGTTACATCCAAAATCAATCACCGATTCGACGTCCGTCAGATCGATGTGTTTGAATATTTCCTCAGCAGATCTACGTGAGTCAATGTCTTCACGGTACTGATCTGAATAATCATTGTTCTTGTTTTTCCACTCCCATTTACTAACATATTCCAACAACTCTTCCTTCGACATTGCTTTGACTTTATCGTATTCTCCGGGATTATAAAAAGGATTTCTTGTTGAAGAGTTGATACCTATGTAATGATCGAAGTGATAAAGGTTTCCTGGAATTCGCGCTATCCTGTAGCCAAGTTTTTTGAAACGTTCGTAACGTTCCTTATCTTCAGGTCCGTAACTAATGAAGTTCTCATTCTCACCACCACCTTCAAAGAACTTCTGCTTGTTGAAAAATATTGCACCACCCACTGATGGGTTCTCCGGTGTGTCTACACCTTTACCTATTTTACGGAAAGGAAACAAGTCGTAGAGAGGAAAGATGTTTTTACGAAAGACGCGAGGTATTCGAGCAAAGAGATGACCGTACGGATACACCATGTCTGCGCGATTCTTCCTGAGTGCCTCAACAGCTTGCCAGATTTGTGCTGGTGGTAGAGCGACATCTACGTCGTAGTTGCAGATGATAGGGGTGTCCGCGAGTTCCGCCATCTTGTTGAGCATCCTGGTCCGATGGAAATGCTCCATATTGAAATGAACGTAATGGCACCACTGTTTAAAGTGCTCGAACTTCTTATCGTCTCCTCTTTCACCGAGAATGATGTTCGTGGTGAATGCTTTCTGTAAAAGGCAAATAGAGAGTTCGGTATTCTCCATTCGGTCTTTATTATCATACATTACCGGCAAAGTAAATGTAACGTCTTGTAAGTTACACTTTGCGTCATCCAACGACTCCCACCTCTTCAGGTAGAAATTGTGGTCACCTTCTTTCGCAAGAAGTCTACCAGCGAATAGTTTTGTTGGACGAATAACACGAGTGCCTTCTTTCTCTCCCAAAAACGCCGACCAAAAACCAAACGTAGAATTCGCCAGGATGAAGTTATCACACAGTGAGGCGAGACACATCGCCTCTATATCCGTTTCTGTTTCTGGAAAGAATGCGTTTGGAAGACAACCGAAATGAAACCTGCAATATTCTAAGTCGTCACTGATGAAGACAAGATTATATCGCTCGTAATCAAATGTCTGAAGAGCGTTGATGTAATAAGATGGCGAGAGAATGTGATAACCACCGTTCTTAATGTAATCACCGCGTCGAACGAAGATTGCTATTGTCTGCTGATCAAAAAGTCTGATGTGTTTCTCTTCAACTCCTAATTTAAAGAGCGAATGAAACGATAGTAATTCCTTAATGTCTTTTTCGTTCGGCCAATATTCGCTATGCTGAAAGTATCCGTCAATATCTGTAATCGTTTCTTCGCTCCACCACTTAGCGTCCTGGTGAATATCATAATGTCGATACGACTTCTCCTTATAAATGTTGGTTGTTTTGACATTTCCTTTAGGAAACTCGTTTTTGAAGTATTTGTGATAAGGCCATTCAGCAGGTATCCACCAATCAACACCGTACGTGTTCGCCATTGAATAGAGAAAGGCAATACCGAAAAGATTGTTTCCTAACCGAGGACCGTTTGGATCTGCTAGTTTGCTAAATTGCAGCATAGATACCTTTGTCTCCGATTTCTTCTACTTGATTTTTAGCTTCGAGATATTTAAGACTCATGACCAATTCGCCGGTATCAATCTCATCAGGAAGAATAGCAGAACCGATATAGTTGCGATGCGCATCCACTGTCTCTATCAATTCTACGACATCTCGAAGAAGATTTTCGTCGATAACATACTGTTTCATATTTAGTAAATGTTTTGTCCAATAATCTTGTAATTGTTCACTCTGAAATTGCCTTCTTTGTCGAGAAAATCAATCGTCGCGAAACCGTGGTTCCAGTTGTTAATCGGAGCATAGTCTGGATTGAGCAGACACAGGCAGCCGGTGGAGTACGCCACATGACTGTTTCCTTTGAGATCCTTGCACGAGTACTCGCTGATTTGATGAAGATGTCCGCCTATTACGTTGGTTTGGCTACGATTATAGAATGTTCTTGCGGGGGATACGGACATGAATTGTCTACCGAATTCGTGACCGTGAACAATGATCATCTTACCGGCATGGATGAGTCGCTTATCCTTCACACATTCAATGCCGTATTCTTTCAACTTCAGCATCTTCTCAAGATGGAATTCCTCAAAGCCCCACACCTCCGGGGCCTTCCGCCATAGGAATTTCTCCCAACGCTCCTCATGATTTGAGAACTTGTAGATGATCTTCGCTTGTGGAAATACTTTCTTTAAGTTTTCAAGAAAACTCCTAGTTGCATCGATTTCGTATTTGAAATCTCTCTCATCGGGACGTCTTTCGTAATTGGACATCTGGTAACAATCCATCAAATCTCCATTGATGACGAGATGAGTTGGATTATATTCTTTGATAAAATCAAGAGCAGTTGTTACCGCTTCATTCTGTTGGAACGGTATGTGCACATCGCTTATAATCGCTATCTTCGTCTTCTCGTCGACTTTGATATTATATGGAACGAATCGTTGCTTTTCTTGCTCAGGAAGTGCGTAAGGATTACTTACTTTGCCGTTTTCGAAATGTTTCACTTGTTTGATTTTACCTTTCTTTCTACCCCATTCTCCAACTGCTCCTCGTGCTCTTCTTAAGTGTTTCCTGGCATCTTCTCGATTGTCGTATAAGAGGGGATTTTCTTTAATAAGAATGTCTGCAAGAGGTGAGTTGCCTGTGGAGGGGTATTTGAATATGGCTTCTTCAGCCTTGAGTCTCTTGGTTGTTTTTTCCGGCATTACGCTGTTTTACGTGGTGTGCTGATTTTGGAAGTAGGAATGTTCGCGGAGTTCGGTATCCTGATATTCCTGAACGAATGATCGTTATAACCTATTTTTGTACTCATGAGTTGACTGACACGACGGAGGGGTGGTCGCTTAAATAACATCTTCAGAACGGTCGTCTGAATTCTCCTCAGTATTCGATACTCGTCATAAGTCATGTCGCTCGGACGACGGGTAATAATTTCTTTATCTTTAAAGACTGTTTGGGCTGTTGAGTCCTTGTGATTTGATTCGCTTGATATCATTTATGGCGCCTGAGAATAATTTTGTGAATTCTTTCATCGAAGTTTTGAAAGGTGCGTTAAAGCCTCTCTTGATTTTACCGTGCTCGATTAACACACGATAGCCACTATTCTTGAGTGCGATGATTGTGTACGCTGTTCCTGGAAGATCTTTAACAATTTCATTGGCTGTAGCGTCAAACCATTCGTGTTGTGTTTCTACGTTCATTGTATATTGTGGATTAATCTGCGACCAGATTCGACGAGAAGATTATGATGTGCTTCAAGCAAATCGTTGTGATCGAGGTTGCTGCGGCGATCGTCACTACCGTATCGCTTCAAGGCCTCTGTGGCCTTCGAGATATTAACACCAGCACCTAGCACTGCGCTATAACCTAATGATTCTGTATCGTTCGCAGGAGAAGCCATGTCTTCTTCGAAGAATATGAGATCACAGATGGCTTCGAATAGCGCTGGATCAAAATTTCGAATGTTGATTAGAGACGCACCTACTTTGTTAAGAAACTTATCTTCTTTGTCACGTTGAATGACATTGATTACTTGCTCCGATGTCAGATTCATTTGTTGCGGTGGCGCTTGCTGTGTCTCCAATCCTAATGCTTGTTTAAGTGACGAATTGTTCTCTTTTATCCACACCAACATTAGGTCAAGATCTCTCTCTGCGAGACCTAAGTCGAGAATGGTTTTCTTGTTGATTTCTGATATGTCGGACTGATAATTGTACTGGCTTTCTTCACCAGTCACCAGGCAGGGGAGATAGACAGCCGTCATCTGTTTAGATTCGTTCATGTAAACGAGACGATATGTTCCTGTTTGTCTATTCACAACAGCACGGTATACGATAGATTCCTTTGGCTCACCTACGTTGTTTTCGTTGTCAATAGGGTCGAACCATTTGAAGCTTTTGACATATAGGTAAACTATTTCACTATTGTCTGTTGTATCGGGTAACTTCATAATTTTGCGTTTACTCTATCAATTGTGCTCATTTCTTCACCTTCTTCGTCCAGTTCAGGCACACCTGCGAGATCAGCAGAAGTGTTTGTGATGATATTCATCTGGACCGGCTCCTTCAACTTGATTCTTTGTTCGAGTTCTTTACGTTCTGCGTATAGAGCGTTGATACCTGCACCAAACTTCATGGCTTTTTCTGTCAACTTGAAAGCTAGTTCGGGATCTTTGTTAGCCATCTTCATCTTATCCATCTCCATCATCTCACGAGCCTCTGTAATTTGACGATTGATGGCTGCTAAAGCCGCTTTGTCTTCGTCGAACTGATGCTCACGATACCAGGTGATTGCTTTTTCAACTGCTTCCACCTTACCGTTGATGAGATTACGGACGTTCTTGTCCGGTCGACCATCTTTCTCAACACCTGTATAACCGGCTATTCTGGCTGCTTTTTCTCGACGAGCTTTTTCAGGTAATGTGCGAAGAGGATTGTCATAATCTGTATCAGCCACCAAACAGACAAAGAAGAACTGACCGTTTGTTAGTTCGGCTAATTCTTTAATCGCTTGAGCACCAGGATTAAGTTCGTGAGTATCCTTGTCGTGGATGAGTTTGAACAGCATTAACGAATGTTCTTACAGACTTCTAATAGTTTAGCGAGATATTCTTCTGACTTGTCGGACAGGTTGTCGAAGTGAACGGTACCGTCAGCCTTTGTAATCTTGAGAATCTGTTCTATGAGTTTTGACTTTTTGTCTTTAGCCATGAATGAGTGAGAGGATTAGAATGATACCGGCACCAACAAACACAGCGATCTTTTGACGTTTCTGTTTCTTGAGTTCTTTCCCGACGTCGGCGATGGTGTTGTTCAATATTTCGAGTTCTTTTTCTTTGAGAAGAAGTTGCTTGGCGTGTGTTGTCGAATCGTTGATGTAAGTCTGGATGATTGCACTGTCTGCACTGACCGTGTGTTCAAGCACTGAGACGTCTGTTTTGAGATCGATGATTCGTTGTTCGAGAATTTTTGCTTTCTCATTCTGCTCTAGGAACCAGCGGGCCACATCGTCAGGAATAGTGACGGATTGGGCACCGCTGGCTGTTGCAAAAAACACAAACAACATTATGAAAAAATATTTCACTTCAATGACTTTTGTTATACTCGTCAAGCATCTTCGCTTCGAGTTGTTGAGAGTTGAGATTGTTGAACTTACCTGGAACAGACTTCAACTCGGCGTCTCTGAGAGAATCGATCCTAAGATGATCACGATGGATATCAAGAAGAGAATCACGCTCCAACCTAAGAGCACGTCTTTCCTTTTCAGAATTTTCCAATTTGGTTTTGTACTCCAATTCTTTTGAACGAAGAGAATCTTGGATTCGTTTGTTGTCGACATGAACTTCAGGTTTGTAAAATAAGACGAATGCTACTCCGATCAGTAGACCGGCGATGCTGAGGATTGGTATTCTATACTTTCGATCCGCCATTTCGTATGTCTTTTGCTTGTTCGATATTTGATGTTGCCAGATTCCAGTATCGTCGAGCCTCGTGAAACAATAGTGTCAGAGCCGAATTGGTCTCCAAGACATCTCGATAAGCGTCGAATGTCGCTGTTAATTTGAGATCAAATGCTTTGTGATGATGTTCGAGATCAATAAGAACAAGATTACCTTCGTTTGCTGTTGAAGACGATTTCTCACTCAGTCTTATGAATTCGGATAACATTTTGTGTTTTCCTTCTTGTGCTGAAAGAGCAGAACCAATCGCAGCGAGATTATTAGCAGACGATTTAACATCGAATATGTACCAAGAAAGCGCATAGTTCATCTCTTCAAGAAACGAGCACGATTGGACGGTTTCTGCGATTGTCGATATTTCACCAAGATCACCGAGTAGTATACAAACTTCTTCAAGTAAAAGCGATGGAGAAGATCCTTTTGTCATACAGCGTGCCCGATTACAAGTCCCAGCAGGAATGCGATGCCTGCTATCAGCCATTGACGCACTCTGAGTATTCCGACCGTTTGATCGAAGTCGAGATTTCTCCTGCAAAACTCGTCGAGAATGACTTCTATTGTTTCAATCTTTTCCATTGTTGTGTTTCTTGTTGCAGATGTTTGTGGTCGACAGTGTTAGACTATGAGTCGCGTGAGGTGAATTATTTCTCACTGGTGTAACGAAAACTATGAAACCATTCTTCTCTCTAATCGCCATCGTGGTATATATGTCGCCGTTCACTTGGTTGACTAACATGAATGAGTTCTTTGAAAACTCAGACAAGGCTAGTGTGTCTGTGTCGCTAACTATCCCGAATCGACCATCACCGACCATCATTAACACTCGTTGTTTACCGCAAGAATATTTACCATTTGTTGTGACGGGTGATCTCTCCACCCACAGGTCAAGCTTCGCCGCTTGAAGTTGGGCGAAGCTGACCATAGGCAGGAACGAGAGTAAACCAAACAGGACGCAGAGACACAATATTTTCTTCATAATTGATTTCTTGAAAGAGAAGCCGACGTTTTTGGAAGGCTTCTCGATTCCTGAGAGATTCGACGTCCAGGTTAGTCAGAACGTCTTACTTTCGACAATTAATCAGAGGCACCGTATTGCTGTAACACCATGTTGTTGTAACACCTATGGTACGCTGCGGATTCAAGCGTTTCTGGCTACATCCTCAACTGTTATGCGGAGGACTCTGTTTGCGCAGTCTACTGATCTCTCTTTGTTTTAAATACTACTGAGAAAGTCTGTGCGATGGCTTAGTCTTTTCGACCATCTAAAACGGTTTTGTTTCACACCGATAAACCAGACAGTTTCGACTCTCTCATGATCTTAAAGAACGTTTTGCTCTATCGAGCGTTTGCGCCGACTCCTGTATCTACGAATTTCTTCGTGAACGCGATTCACCCGTTCGGCTTGGGACTCGCTATATTCGATCTTTCAAAGCGATGTAAAAGGCGCAAGAAAGATGGTTTAATTTCCATTAAACCATTGTATCGAACCTTTGTGATACTTTCTAAGAACGTTTGTCTCTTTAGAGACTTTTGTAAGAGTCGGCTCGTTTCCGTATGACCGACTCTCTAAAAACACACAACTACTAAACTGACTATCTTATTTAACGAGAAAACTCTATCTAAGGTTGCAGAACGACTAGAGATTTTTGGAGGAATCTTCTATAAAGATTTACCGTGCAGAGCAGGTCATCTAAGCAATATTTCGATATTTTGTCAATTTCACCGCGATAAAAAGCATCGCTGACTTCAGAACCATTCATTGTTGTTTTTGATGAAGGAAGACCCATAGCAGCCGATACTGCTGCGAGAGAGTCTGGATAAAAAGAATTTCCTTGCCAAATCTTAGATAAATCGACGAAAGGCAATGTCCAGGGCTTGTCGTCGCCGGTATCCAGAATAGTTGGAATCGTGATATCATTTACTAGCATTCGTTTTGCAAGCAGCGGATCGTCGAAACCGACGATATTAAAACCAACTAGGCGAGCGTCTTTTCGAGCATTGGTAAATTTCGTCAAGTCATCCGCAAAGTTCTTGAGAATTGTTTTCTCATCACCTACGTAAGTCTTAGACAAGAGAGTTGTCTTACCTTCTGCGGTAGAAAGTCGTCCAGCAGAGATACACACGATTTTGGAAAAGGGTGCGTACAGTGCTGCTTTGTCCATATAGTACTCTTCAGGAGTCGTTTCCTTACCGGTCTTTTTGTTGATCTCGTTGAAGTTTCTGGATTTGTATATCCAGGCGTCTTTAAAATTCTGGGGAAGTGACGACCAGTCTTTCGACATGCGGACGCACTCTACATCATGAAAGAAAAGATCTGATTCCTTATACTGTCTTAGTTGTTTCATATTCGTTTTTATACATCCACTTAAAACCACAGGCTGATTTCTGACGACCTTTACAAACTTGTCGAATAGACGAAGCATGAACTGTGTTCAGTTCTCTGGCTGCCGCAGCCATCGATATATGTTCTTTGATGAATATATTATCGAGGGATAACTGAACTATAGGAGTGGATTTAGAAGTTTTCAATCTTAGTTCTTCTATTTTTTCTGGATGACTCTTCCAGAAATTTCGAACGGATTTACTCGCTTTCTCTAAACTTTCAGGAGTTCTTCTTCTACCTCTTCTGACTTTGCTCATTTTGGTTTTGGTGCTTTCGGATAATTGATGACCTATCGGACCGATAGCGTTTGAGTAGATGTTGTACCCGAATCTGCGATCCCAACTTTTCAGTATATTCATCCAGTATTGTTCTTGCTCGATAAGATGCGAAACGGGACATCTATCAACAATAAAACATTCGAAATTGTTTTCATTGAATTCCTCTGCTAGAAACCTATTATCGTGGATTCCTTTTCTTAACTTGTAGAAATGTTCCGATAATCGTTTATTACAGTTACGACTGCTACCGACATAAACTTTATTGTTGGAGATGTTGTGTAGAATGTATATACCCGAAATTCTTTCTTTCATTTTTCTAATAATTCTTTCGGTACATCTCTGCGGAGCCACAACAAATCATACACTTCGTCAAACGCTTCCTGTCCTTTCCAACCGTATTGATTCGTATATAATTCAAGTACTTTGTCTTTCATCGCTTCTACATCAAGGCCTTCAAGAATCTTCGGCGCTTTCGCTTTGCCAATCCTGTTGATTCCCGGAACGTTGTCACTCGAATCACCTATCAACATCTGACAGTAGAAGTTAAACCAAGCTGTCTCTTCGTCTTGCTCTACAATCGTATTGTGATACGTGTTGTAGATATGACCCGGAAGTTGAAGCATATCCTTGTCAAAACTTACAACCACCGACTGACCAGGTACGTGTAACGTGGCAAGGCAGTCATCTGCTTCGTAGCCATCGATAACAATCGCACCTTTAAAGTCGACCATGTATTGTCGGAGATCTTCGAAATATTTTGGTTTGAACGAAGGTCTGTTTCCTTTGTATGGTTTGATAGTCGCTCGCTCATACCTGAAGTTGCCTTTACCTGTTAAAAATATTTTCGATTTGTTTTCGAACAGTTCTTCGATACGTGATACGAACTCATCAATGTCGGCTACACAGTCTGTCCATGCAATGTTTTCTTTTGTCGTGAGTGCTCGCCAGACCTGAAGGTCACCGTCGATGAGTGGAACTAAGTTCACACCATCGCGAGATTAAGTTCATCCAACTTCTTGAAATACCACTCGCGAGCTTTCTTCGAAACAGCCGCACCAACTTTCTTAACTTCGAGTTGATTCTGAACGATTGTATCTTGTTCTTCTTTCAGCACATCTGTGACCATCCATTTCAAGAACTCACCTGTGTTTGTTTGGTCTGGTATGATGTTATCTCTATTACAGAGCACACCGAATCCCTGCTCAAGCCTGTTCTCGGTCACAACTTTCTCAACAAACTCGTTGATACCATTCACCATCTCGACATCAACAGACGCGAGAGTTTTAACTTTGCTAACGGAGTGCTTTTCTCCTTTTACTTTGAAGATGTATTCCTGGTTCTTCGACTTCCATACAACGCCTTCTCCGATACCACTCACACCGAAAGATTTTGCTACAGGACATTCTTTCTCGACTTCTTCGGTAATTCTCACCAACTCATTTTGTGCGAGTTCTGGATTGTTGAAATCAATCTCGATTCCCCAAGTCTGATAAGAAATGATATTGTAAACATTAGGAGGAATAGCAACTACTCGATGGTACTGTCTCCACTCTCCATCCACCTCACAACCGAATATCACGAATCGTTTGGGTAGTTCGGAGATGCCAACACCTTTCTGGATGCCTTGTCCGCACCACTCACCGAATATTGCGATGTGATCGTTGAAATCTATACCTTCGAACAGGGGGTCAAGATTTTGATTCATCATCGTGAGCATAAATCCGGCATTATCTTGTATTAATGAGAGAACGCGCTCACGAGACTGAAACTCAATCCTGTCTTTGTACTTGACAATTGCCGCGTTAGTACCGTGCAACTTGACGGTACCTGTAAATTCGATAGTTGGATAGGGAGAGTCGTGTCGGTAGATTGCCGCACCGGTCTCGTCTTTGCCTTTGTAGTCATGGTTCGTGCGAACTGCTCTGACTATGTTACGAAATTGTTCGATAGAGGGATATTTGATCATGCGTAGATTATCTATGTTATTCGACGCTTATTTTTGCGTAGATTATTTTCTTATCGATTACTTTGTTCCATTCGTCCGGATCAACGAATTCAACACCGTCATTCAACTTATCCGCGCAGAAGTCTTTGAAAATACCGTCACCGAGCCGCTTCATTGCATCAAACAGATTGTTCTCATCGGTATCCTGGAAAGAGAAAATGTAGTTACCTTTTTCGTCGTAGAAGGTTGTTGTGTCGGAGCCATTATGAATGAAAGCGTAGAGCGTATGCTTTCTTGGCGGCTTTGAAGGATTTGTTTTTCTTGTCGACGTCGTCCAGGTCAGATACGCTGTAAAACTCTTCAGCATCCGTGTCAAAGTAAATCGTCCAACCTCTGTACTCTTCTATTTCTATTTTCATAACTATTGGTTCAATAAATCTCTCAAGTGAAGAAGTTCTTCTTCAGAAGCATTTTCAAGCGCCGTGCTGTTCCACTCCCAATCATCTCTCATGCCACCTATGTAGAAACCAAACAATCTGATGTAAGGATGATAGATGTGATGATAAGATGGAGGCGTGGTGCCTCTGATCAAATTCACTAATTCTTTATGAGTGAGTTCGAGAGTCATAAACAAGCCTTTAGCAAATCGCGCTTAAATGTTCTCTTACCGCCGACCTCATACCACATTTTGGGCATTTTTTCGTTGACACTGTTGAAGTCGATTGTCTTTAGAAGTTTTTCAATCTTGTCTAAGACGTCACCGTTTTCATCCAGTCTATCCTCGTCAATACGTCCTAAAATCCAATCAGCGTCCAGTTTGAAGACTGGTTCAAGTTGAGAGGTGCGATATTCGATATCTTCAGGAAGATCTTCCGCGAGTTCTTCTTCTGTCTCGATGTTGTATTGTTCAAGCAAATCTTCTGGTTCTTGAAAGAACTCATCGTCGATGAAGAAGTTTTCGGGTAGGTCTGTGCCGTGTATCATGCTTTGTCTTTAAAAACAATAATCGAATCCCAATATCCTCCACCCATAGGATCTCCGTGAACCGTCAAAACGAGACAATCACAGGCGACACAATGTACACAAGCTGTCCATGGCTCTGACGGTAGTCGATGCTGATTGTTTTTGTCTTTGCAGTTCTTACATTCTACTTCTTGTAGGGCTCTTGTGTCGACAGTAAATCGTCTAAGTTCTTGAAGATTTTCCTCTAATTCTTTTAGACTTATGGCTTTAGAGTCTACAAAATTGCTGATTGTCATATCTTACTTATACGTAAAATGTTAGATGAAGGTTCTATTGTTTGCGTATCGTTTATACAGAGGATAGACGATGACCCTCTTTGTGTTAGAGAGCCGCCTCATCATGTCGTCAGCGTTTGTAGAGACAAGCGGAAGAGGATTCGGAACAGTGGTGTAGATAGGTTTTGAATGATATTTAAGTTCTCGGACGAGGATGCCCAGAAAATAAACACGGACCACACAGAACTTCCAATTGTCATACTCCTCTTCGAAGGAACCAGTACCGACAAAGATACTTTTGTTTTTGACGTGGATGTGTTGTCTGGTAACTCTCATCGTATATTATACGTAAATCATAGATAAAGGTTATGACTTATCTAAGATTTCGGACATTGGGGTTGGTGTTTCCACCACAGGCCGCGAACACTTCTAAGTCACCCCATAACTTTTACCACAACGAACAGAACGACCTCGTTTGTTTGCCGCAGTGAACGTGTACCGAGTCTCCTAAGATATTCTTTTTGAGTCCATCTGTGCTGGAACGAGGGGCGTATAGACGATAGAATGCCGATAGAGGGGGGGGGCCGCGACCACTCTCGTCGCTGTCTTTGCTCACATCTCGGTTGAGATGTTCGAGAACAGAATACATTCGAGCATCGGTAGTTGTTACTGTAGTAGTTGTCCCAATCTGGGAACTTACATGATGATGAAGTTAGATAGTGATTAGACTAGGAAGACGGGTAGAGATGAAAGGCGGCAAGAAGCAAGTCAAGCCCCCTACCCCCGTTAGGACTGTAACGAGTACAGAGGCTTGACACGCTACCTATTTGTGATTGGGACCGAGGTTCCCGGTATATCGACGATGAGGCTGTAAGCGGGTAGCAAGTCATTAGAAAACCCATTCTCTTACATTTAAAGCGTTATGGCGAGACTTATTCAGTTCACCGAAGCTAGAGATCTCTTCGAGAGATGTACGGCCCTGGATGAGCGGAAGGCCGTTAGAGAGTGTTTCTTATGATTAATCTAAAAAGATATTCCCGAACTCGAATTCGTCGAGAGTGTTTGTAGTAATCGCTAAAGTATGGGGATTGACAACAAGTGTTGGCACTCTTCTGAAAGCGGCGTAGTCTAAGCAATTTTTGGTTCCCCCGTCAGATCCATCGTGCGCACCTAATACAAAATCCCCCTGACCCAACTGATCAACCATCCATTTGTTTCGTATTTGCATACAAGCAGGAGTGTAGGACGCGTCTGTTACGAGATAGGGAGTGCAAAGGGGATTTGATAGAATTTCCCTATAAAGTTTTTGTGATTTCGGTATCCATTTGTTTTCCTGGTTCAAACAGGGTAAAGCTGCCGTGAAAGATATTTTTAAATCTATGAAAAGAAGCGCTAAGAGTGTATCTATACCCAACGCCATTCCGGTTATTCCGTTTGTGACTTCTAGTTTAATAAGAATAGTCTTTAACCTATCCCTAAGCCGATTCATCTGGGGGCTAGTGAGATCGTAGTCTTTCCAGAGTTTGTCAGGTCTATGCCCTGTAATAGTTACTTTTCTCATGGGATATAAAAAGGGAAAGCCCCCGAAGATTCCTGATATTCGCCGCTTAGCAGAGTACCTGAGACAATCAACGGGGGCAATGTTTTTAAGTCAAGTACTACTTCTCGCTAAGCACCCTTATTACAGCAAAAACCATGCCAACTTTAGTACGAAACATTTCGTATGTGTAACCTTTTTGGTTACAGAGGGAATTCTTCATTCTCTTCGGTAGGATAAGGAATCATTTTTAGTAAGGTAAATCGAAATCGTCATCTCCCTGCTTCTCTCCTTCCTTGAAACTTTTATAATTCTTAGAGAGTGTTTCAAGTTTGTTATACGTAAAAACAGCCTCTATTGTTTCACGAGCTTCTTTAGAAATTAATTTGTTACCTCTTGAGTACATTTGATCGATATCGGCGGAATTGATGTATTCGAACTGATCTCCTGGTTTACAAGGTTTTGCCGTTCTTCTCAATCTGATTCCTATCGTAATCGGCTCACCGTTGTGATCATAGTGATATGCCATGTACGTCTTGGCCGCAATATTTGACCAATAGTTCGTGTAAACACAGTGTTTCATGAGAGTGCCTTCTTCGAAGCATCTTCTCTTGCTTAATATCAATTCGAATGAGTCTGGCAGTGTCGGTAAGTGCTCATACTCGATCTTCACGTCGTCAACAAAAGACAGTTCAAGAGCCATGATCTCACGAGTCATTTTATTGTGCTCCTCTTCGAATCTCTTGTCTGACCAGTTCCAGTCTAACTTACGACCAAGTGTATTGGCTTGTTGAACACAGTCTCCCCAATGAGGCCGAACCATCGTGTCATTCGCCAGGTAAGGATTTAAATCTTTTAACACCTTCGAGTACAGGTACACTTCTTTCTTTGGATAACGACCTTTCGCAATTGCTCTGCGTAAGAGTTCCGGCGATGTAGTTTTTGGAAACTTCAATGAAGAAATGATGTACTTACAGGCATCATGAGGATTGGTGATCTTACCAGCAAAGATCCTCCTGGCAAGTTCTTTAGTTAGCCACGGTACGAGATTCTCGTTGACCACCCACTCCTTACCCACATCGGTAAATACCTCTTTTAACCGCTTAGTATAGTCTACTTTCGGAGGAGTCCAACCATACAGTTTCTTAGTATCTTTTCGATAGGTAAAGCCGGAACGTTGATTAAACAACCTGAACAATTTGTTGTTAAACATTACATTGTACGTGTTGTCAAAGTAGGCGATCTTGGTGTCGTCCTCGTATAGACCGCTCTCGTGTATCGTCTTAGGTACCTTTTTAGAGAAGTATCGAAATCTCTGTTGTTCAGGACTTCGCGAGATCTCTTCCTTCCACCTCTTGTCTTCTTTGTAATATTTGATCACAGGACGATGAGTTTACGTTTTTTCATCTTCTGCGTCAGCACGATTGGTTGTTGATGATAGTCGTTCGATTTTTCACCACGAAAAGCGTTAATTATCTCTTGATAATAATCTTTACAAGTCCCCGAGAATGATTTCAAATCGAAGTGAGTTGGAGCGGGTGGAGAGCACCACACATTACCCCATTGCGGTGATTTCTCTACCCACGAAGGATTTCTCTCGTCTGTGTAGATGGTTCGCCCTGTTGGTTCACTGAACACACGGCTGGCAATCTTCTCAAGTTTGTTTTGAAGAGGAGAAACGTAGCCTATTGTGTGTTGCCACTCGTTTTCTTCAACAGGAGCCTCAACTTTATAAATCTCAGTAACCCTCGCACGTCCGCCACCAGGCATGATTCTACCATCGCGGAAGCCCGCATCAAAGCTCACCCAACCATCCTCGTGAATCTTGCTGATTCGTACCGGAAAGTCTTCGTCGGCAGGAGCGTTCTTTTCTTTTACCCAGTCCCCCTTCGAAAATGACTCCGTGGGACGAGAAGATACGCTAGTATCTTCTTTAATCGGTTCAAATATTTTATTTACCTCGGGCATGGTCCGACCGATCTCTTCAAATGTAGCCTTCCTGATCTCACTCTCCCACACACCCGCTGAGAAAGCACCTGCTCCACCAATAGCGCGTTGTCCATCTAACCCCGTGCATGGCTCACTTACAGTGGTGATCTTAAATGTCTTACCTTTGTTACTCAAACCAACAGCGCTTATTGATCCATTATGTACCGTTGCGTAATCACCAACAACAAAAGAAGAAGGAGCCATGTTCCAACTACTAATACCAGCAGAACCAACAAAACCTCTATCTTTCTTCTCATTGAGATTATAAGGCTTACCATCTGATGGTATTTCGTGAGGAAGAGCACGGCGAACTCTATGAGCACTGACGTTTGCATCTTTGCGAAAATATAGAGCATCCGACGTTCCTCTCTCAAAACCCAAACTGTCTTCGATTAACTGAAACACATCACCTTCTTTCTTGTGAAGACTCAGTTTTGTTTCGATACACACAACCCAGTCACCAGGATTGTAACCACCGGCATAGTAAGATTTAGAAGAGACTGTCGTCTCTTCTCGCTCCGCACTTGCTGACGCTCCTGCTTCACTCACACGAATGAATTGTGGCTTACTACCATTAAGACCTGCAAACCAATCAAGAGAAATCCAATCATTTCTTGAATCGTTTTTCAGGTATTCACCGTAAATTTCGTTACGTTTGATGTTGGTAACGGTCCACGCGGATGATTTTACAGAAAATAAATCATTACCAACATACCTCACCACATCACCGACCTTAGGTATGAATGAGTACGGTTTAAGAGACTCTACCGTTGTCGACGGTTGCTGCGTCGTTGCTGATTTACTAAAATGAGCAATGATTTCTTCGGCGGTGGCTTTGCGAACGTAGTTCGAGTACATAGTATCATCAAAACCTTTATTACCGACTCTGAAATTCGAATCATTGACTTCTTTTATTTCATGAATCGAATCAATCGGTCCACAAACACTACCGTTTTTGATAACTTTGATATACTCACCCTTATGATAAACATTATCATCAACCATCGCAGCGAGTGCGAGAACGAGTTGAGAATCGGAGGCTGGTACTTCTTTTCGATCCCCTATCGAGAAATAATACCCCATCCCCACACCCCTCCCGTTTGATCCAACGTAATTGGTGATTAGAAATTTGTTGTTATCACCGTCATTTCTGAGAGCAGCAGTCCACTCATAACCCAATTCTTCGAGTTTAGGAATGAGTGCTTCGCGTTCGGCGACTGTGCCGGTTATTGCAAGAGGATATTTAAACTTTTTCATTATGTCGTTTTTAGATATTTTATACGAGAAATCGTAGATA